CACTCCGTCAAGAGAGGAACATGAACTGGCAAAGAAGTTTTATGGGGTTGAGGAAATGGAACCTGTATTTAAGGAATTGGCTGAAGGATGGATTAAACCTTTTGAAATTCTGTATTTTGCCAACGAATTGAAAGAGAATTGTTTTGTTGAAGATCAAGAAGATGCAGAGTATATAGATTATATGATGATAAACGCTGAAGAAGACATTCATGCTGGTTTTGAACGTGATTCTTTAGAATATTTTCATTCTATGAAAGATAATGATTTTTTATTTCTTGATAATGAAGAAGATAGGATTCTTTTCAGTTTTTTTACCGCACTTCAGTTTTTGCGAACTTTACGTAATAGAAATGCAATACTAAATGCAATGACACACAAGCAAATCCGTGATGCAATAGAGAAAACGTGGAACTATGGGAAATTTATACTTGCAAATAGGTTCGGTGCAAGCATATATAAATGTAAGATTCAAATCTTTCATAATAAAACAAACATACCATTTATTACATCTGATCAGCCTGTAATAAATCTAGATGCCAAGTTTAACAGCGACGGTACTCCACCAAAAACAATGAAACTATACTATCCCATATCACCACAAACTGCATTGTGTTTTATCCCTGGTCCAATGGAAACTGAGCATAAGAATGTGGAAGATTATTATGAAGTTGAAACGTTGAATGATTTAATGCATAAATGGTCTGAAGTTCATACATTTTCTAATTATGAGATAATGTTAAAAAAATATATTGAAGAGTAGTATTTATGATAGAAAAAGAATATAAGCGATTAAAGTCGCTTTTTTCTTTGGTTGATGAATCAAAGACAGAACTAGTAGATAATTTAATTTATCAAGCTGCATTTATGAAAGTGGAACTTGATAAGTTACAAGATCAGATTAGAAAGTATGGTGCTATTCAAATATCAAATAGAGGTATGCAACGACAAACTGAAGCAGCAAAGTATTATACAAAACTTGTGAATTCTTATGGAACAGTTGTCAAGACACTTAACAGTATTCTAGGAACACAAGTAGATGATGGAGATGATGCTTTTGATGAATTTCTTAAGAGAGCAAGTGAATGAATTATTTAATTGAATACTACAATGAAATTAATAATGGAAACATAATAGTTGGAGAAGAATTAAAAACACAACTAGATCAACTTACAAAAGATCTAGATAATCCTATCTATAGTTTTGATGAACAACCAGGGAACTTAAGAATTGATTTTATTGAAACATTTTGTAAACATACTAAGTCACCATTTAATGGTATACCATTCATTCTTGAACTATGGGAGAAAGCATTACTACAAACAGCTTATGGATTTAAGATGGCAGATTCAGGATTACGTAGATTCAATGAAGTGATATTACTTATTGCTCGTAAGAATGGAAAGACTACTTTCGTTGCGGGTATAGACTTAGCAGAGTTCTTTTTATCAAGAGGTGGTGTGGATATTGTATGTGCTTCAAACACAACAGAACAAGCAAACATATTATTTGAAGAGATTAATAATATGCGAGAACAATCTCCAGCATTATCAAAAGAGACAAGAAGCAAGAAAAACATATATCACATCTATTCTCCAAAGACCAAAAACAAGATTAAGAAGTTATCCGCTCAATCAAGAAATAAAGATGGATACAATATAGAAGTTGGTTGTATTGATGAAGTTCATGAAATGACCGATTCTAAAGTTTATGATGCAATTAAGCAATCACAATCAACAAAGAAAGAACCACTTATATTCATCATAACCACCGAAGGGACAACCATCGGTGGGTTTTTAGATAACAAACTAGACTATGCACGTAAGATGTTAAAAGGTGAAATACAGGATAATAGGGTACTCCCATGGTTATATACACAAGATTCAACTAAGGAAATCTATGAAGATCCTTTAACATGGCAGAAATCTAATCCAAGTCTTGGAGTAGTAAAACTCAATAATTACTTAGAAGATGTTATGAATAAATCAAAACATGATCTTTCAACAAGAGTCACAATGCTTTGTAAAGACTTCAATATCAAACAAGCTGATTCAGGATCTTGGTTATCATTTGATGATTTGAACAATGAAGAAAAATACTCTATTGATGATCTAAGAGATTCATATGCAATAGGTGGTGTCGATTTATCATCCACGACTGATTTAACTGCTGCAGTACTTGTTATTCAAAAACGAGATAGCAGTAAAAAGTATGTTATTCCTCATTTCTTTATGCCAAGTGAGGTTATTGAAAAGAGAATCAAAGAAGATAATGTTCCATATGATATTTGGATTAAGAAAGGTTTTGTGACATTGACAGAAGGAAATCAGAATGATTTTAGTCTTGTTACCCAGTGGTTTATGAAGATGATACAAACTTATGGAATCAGACCTCTTTGGGTAGGATATGATCCATGGAATTCACAGTACTGGATTAAAGAAATGGAAGATCTAGGATTTAATATGGAGAAAGTTAGACAAGGAATCTATTCATTATCAGAACCAATGAAGATTATGGAAGCAGATTTAAAGAACAATTTAGTAAACTATAGTAACAATCCTATTATGAAATGGTGTCTTGCTAATACACAAGCTAAAGTTGATCTTAATGGAAATATTCAACCATCAAAATTAAATTCAAAATACAAACGTATTGACGGAACGGTAGCATTAATCATCGCTTATGTAGTTTTAAATAGGTATAAAACAGACTATGAGAATATGATTTAATGAGAACGATTTTATGAATCTGAAATAAAATTGACTTTAAGTATTGTTTGTGAAACAATATTTATAGGAGGTGATTGCAGAAATGGCAAGAAAAATTAGATCTGATGCTAGAGTGGGAAATGTTGAAAAAAAATATGGGCTACCTGCAGGAACAATTAGAAACAAAGATGGTAGAGATACTCGAAGCGATAAGAAAATTGGAACAATAAGAAAAGAAAATAATAGGAAAGGCAAATAAGTAATTTGTCTTTTTTATTTGGAGGTGCACATGGCCATATTTAAGAGAAAAAGTAAAACTGGATCATTTGATGCACTCCAGTTAATTAGTAATTTAAATACATTCTACACACCATTTGGGACAAACATTTCAAAGAGTGATGTTGTTAAAATATGTATTGATCGAGTTGCCAGCCAATGTGCGAAACTTAAACCAAGATTTATCAAAACAGAAAATGATTAGACAGTAACCGAGAAAAAAGGTAGGCTGTCTTTTCTTTTGAAGTATAAACCGAACGAAATCATGACACCATATGACTTCATCTACAAAACGATCACTTTGCTCTTGCTGAATGATAATGCGTTTGTTTATCCGAAGTTCGATAAGGATACAGGCGAACTGAAAGGCATCTATCCACTTAGACCAGTCACAGTTGAAATGATTGTTGATAATTCAGATACTTACTTCATAAAGTTCTTATTTGATAATGGAGAGTCATACATTTTGCCATACGATAATGTTATTCATTTAAGACGACATTTTGGACAAAACGATATCTTTGGTGGAACTGGTTCCACTGGTGATCATGAAGCAATCCTTAAAACTATCTCCATCAATGATAGTCTACTTCAAGGAATAGATAACGCAGTGAAATCATCCATGCAGATTAAAGGTATCTTGAAGATGAATGGGATGTTATCAGAGACAGATAAGAAAAAGCAACGTGAATTATTTGATGCAGCTCTTTCTGAATCGGTTAGTCTCAAAGGTAGTTCAATCATACCGATTGATTTAAAGTCAGAATATATACCTTTAGATGTTGATCCGAAACTGATTGATAAAGACACCCTAGAGTTCTTACAAGCGAAGATACTAGATTACTTTGGAGTGTCGGTTCCAATCTTTACAAACAAGTATACAGAAGACGAATACAACTCATTCTATGAGTCAACGATAGAGCCTTTAGCTATTCAACTTAGCGAGGCTTTTTCTATAGGTTTGCTTACCGATAAACAATTGGAACGTGGAGAAGAAATTATCTTTTACAGTGAAAGATTGCAGTACGCTTCATGGAATACCAAAGTTACTGCCATTGAGAAATTGATGAGTCTAGGTATTATGTCACTGAATGAATCAAGAGCACTACTCGGATTAGAACCTATCGAAGGTGGAAACAAACGACTTCAATCATTAAACTTTGTCGATGCTGATAAAGCGAATCAATACCAAGTAGGAACGGAGGAACCTAAAGATGAAAATAACAGTTAATGGAAAGATATCTGAAGAAGCATTGAAGGTAATCTTAGAAACACAGAAGGCAAAAACAATCATCATTGATGATTATTGCAAGAAGGAAAAACTCGAGTCACTTTTTTATAAAGACTCAGAGCTTGAATATGAGTATCAAAAATTAGAAAAACAAGTAATGCCAAAACCAAAGAAAGTAGAGACTCGTAAAGATGATAAAGGAAACTAGACTCGCAGATGTCACGCTTCATGAAGAAGATGACAAGATGATTTTAGAAGGTTATGCATTAGTCTTTAATAATGAAACGCTGATAGGTGATAAAGAATATGGTTTTTTAGAAGAAATCGATTCAAGAGCACTATCAGAAACAAAAATGAAGGATGTTCCTATGAAATACAATCATATGGACTCCTTTTTAATTATCGCAAGAACAAAAAATCAATCTTTAACACTTACCGTAGATAGTATTGGTTTAAAAGTGCGTGCTGAGTTGTTAGATACAAACACCAACCAGGACATCTACAAAATGGTAAGAAGTGGATTGTTAGATAAGATGAGTTTTGCTTTTACAGTA